GACAGCCTCGCCATTAACTTCGTTATAAGCGGGACCGGCGACAGCAACACCACCCATGACAGCTTGGATCCAAACTTTGACATCACCAGCAGAGGAGTCTTCAGGTTGCGGTTGAACATCAGGAATGAATTGACCCGCAAAGGCCTGAACACAGTCAAACTCGGCTATGTCTTGTCCAAGGCGAAGAGGAGGGAGGGGCTCTGGATCAGGAGAAGCCGTCCGATCAGGGAACGTTATCTTCTTGTTCACAGTCCTTCCTTTGGCATCAACGGTCTTTGTGAGTTGGGCAGTAGCTCCCATAGTCATAAGACCCTTATCAACGTCAAATTTCGCATCAACGCCTTGTCGCTTGAATTCGTCAACAACTTTTTGCAGCTGTCCTTTCCTGTGGAGTTTTCGAACCCCAGAGGCCGACATCCACGGAAATCGCTTTTTCTTCTTCATGGTTCCTCCAGCAGTGGGGATACCCTGAGCTTGGTTGTAGGGCAACATATAGGTCAGGATAGTCTCTTTCCACTGGTAGGCTCTCTCATCCTTGGGAATGTAGACCATGTTGATGCCTTTCGAGGCAGGACCAGTAACCGTGTCTTTCAAATTAATGAATGTGGACCACGGGATGGTGGTGAAGAAATCGAACTCAGCGCCAAGGTATTCTAACTCTTGTGAAGTCAGAACATCGTAAGGAACCACACCAGCTGCAATCATCCCGCTGTCACTAATGGTTGGACCTGTGTAACGAAACACAAGCCCAGCACTAACAACGCGGAACTTAGAACAGAGGTTCTGAATGTCACCCATAGCTTCCGGAGACATCCAGGCACAATTACCATTATCGGTATTAGGGGCCTGGAAAGTTTCTCCGTTAGGAATGCCGATCATGTTGAGGACGAGCATCTGTCCATCATTTTCGTCAGAAAGGGCGACTAACCCAGGGGCGAGGGTGAAGTCGGAGGCAACGTTCCAACCAAGGAATTGGTTGCCGGTGGTGCATTGGTACTGTCTTCCCAGGGCATTGGGCCGCATGACAAATCCACCGAAGCCAGCAAAAGCTTGGTTCGGGGTGAAGTTCCCAGTTTGTGGAGCAAGAGTTGGGCACCCGACGGTGATAATTTCATGGGTTTTAAAGACGGTGGAGTCGACAGGAACTGCACTCGGGCACTTTGCTCCATTATACTTGTCGTTCCAAGGGTTAAGGATAGACATAGCATGAGCAAGCGCATTTTGGCCGAACTGGGCCTCAGCGACCTGGCGCAAGCTTGGAGTTCCAACAGTTGGTCTTCCGACACTGCTGAATCGCTCAGAGCTAGCTTGAGTTGCGAGAGCCCCCGTAACCGTCTTCTTCTTTGCGGAAGGACGCTTAGGTTGAGTAGTTCTTCCAGGAGGGTTGGCAGTAACCGATTGCTTGTACGTATCGTATCTAAGAGCAATTTCTTCTTTGGACAAACCAGCGAGCTTTGCAGCCTTGTTGGCGGTCCACTGTTTTCGTGACAATATATCAGGCATAAAATCATCTCTTTGTGCGCTAACGTAATTTGAGCTTAGCGGCGCACGGAGTTGTTGTTGCCTGGTATCCAGTTCCACTTGCGGGGCTCTGGGGATCATGTTCAGGAAATAGTCGAGATCACTCAAGTAGTGGTATGGAACTAACTTCTTCCACTCCGGATGATTTTGCATGACCGGATTGTAATCAGTTATAAGATCACCAATACATTCTTTCAGAGTATCCAATTCTTCATGAATAGGGTTTACACAAGTTGCTGCAAGCAAGTTGCGGTGGCCGAATCCACGCTGAAGTTCGATAAACGGATCAAATTTAGAGGGTTTATTCCCTTTGTGAACTAGGTTGGCCATTTGACGTGGTATGTCATAGGGCTTGACTAGTACGCACCCTGGCCAGACACTGGAAATAGGTTGAGCGCCCAAAAAATGAACGGCACTCCACTCATCAACTAACTCCGATTTCATTTCTGAACCGAAGCGTTTTTTCCAGAGTCCGGGAAGAGCCCGATAAAAATCTTCATCAGCGGCATTTACGCAGGCTGAGATGATGTCATCACCATTTGTGAACTCTTTTGCACGTTGCAAAAACATTTCGAAACCACTGAAGGTCCCGTAAAGATCATGCCAAAGCATCGCGTGCATTTGAATTTGATTGATACCATTATCAAAGGTCGTGTCAGGCTTACCTGAGGCATTACCGTCCTTGGTCAGGACTAAGTCGCCATCTGGCAGGAGCACTACTCGATTGATGGTCCAATACACATAGTGATAGAACAATTTTTTCTCTTCGCCAGTTAAACCAAGAGCGCGACATCTGAGCCTCGCAGTACGCCACAGGACACTTCGGTATTGGACCGAATCCCAGAGTTTTATGTCTGAGAGAAAAAACTTGATTTT